ATTGGGGATTGGGCCCAATCCCCAATCCCCAATCCCCAATCCCCAATCCCCAATCCCCAATCCCCAATCCCCATATTATCTTTCAAATTTTTTTTAGTTAAATTAAAATAAATCATTTATAATAATTTTAATTTTAAAAAATAATAATTAAAAATAATTAAATGTTTTATATATTTATATCCATGAAAATAATTTTTGTTCAAAAAAGAAAATGATAAATAAGTAATTAAAAAAAATTGTTAATTATCGTCATTAAAATTAAATATATTCATAATGTCTTTCTCATCAAATAATTTTTTATCATTTCCACTTTCTCCAAATGTTTTTTCATCTTCTTTTTCTTCTTCAAAAATTTTATTAATAAAATTTTCATCTTGACTTATTTGTTTTTCCTCATTTTTGAATAAATTTATATCATCTGTACTTTTATTCCTCCTTTTATTTTTTTTTGTTTTACTTTTACTTTTATTATTTTTTTTCTTTCTTTTTTTCTTACCTTTTTTTTTGCTTTTTTCATTACTATTTTCTTTTTCCTTTTCTTCTTCTTCAGTTTCAATTTTTTCAATATTATTATAACTTTCTTTTGTTTCTTCTTCTTTTTCGTTTTTAATAAGATTCCTTCTTCTATTACTTTTATGTAAATTTAATTCCTTAATGATATCATCTTTATTAATATTATTCTCTTCTTTTTTATTTCCACTAAATACATTATCAAATAAATTTTTATCATCATCAACACTATCATTAATTTCATTTTCTTTTGTGTTATTATAATTGTTATATACATTTAAATTATTATTATTTTCTAATTCATTTTTAGTTTCATTAATTTTAATTTTATCATTATTAATATTTATTAAATTATGTTGTGATTTAGAGGATAAAAAACTTTTTATACTTGTGTTAGATTTATCTACAATTTGAGTAATATTTTTCCTTTCATCAACTGAAATCTGTTTCCCATTCATATTAATGAAATCTCCCACTTGTTCCTTAATTTTTGTTACATCTAAATCCTTACTTTTATTATCTAATGTTGTACTGACAATATTTTGTTTTTCATTTAATTTCCTAAAAAGTAAAACATCTAAAGTGTCTGCTCCATATAAATAATGAATGTTGACACATCCACTTTCTTGCCCTATTCTATGTGCCCTATCTTCTGCCTGTATCATAATAGAAGGTGTGAAATGCAATTCTGCAAAAACTACTGTAGAAGCTTTTGTTAAAGTTAATCCAGTAGCACAAGCTGTAATAGATAAAATAGCCACTAAACATTCGTCTTCAGTTTGGAATTTATTTACCAAATTTTGTCTTTTATCCACTGGCACTTTTCCATCTATTCTAATATAATCTACTTTATCATTTGTTATAACTTCTTCTATTGCATCCAAAATTTCTGCATGATGTGCAAAAATTAAAAATTTACAAGAATTATCCACTAAATAATTTACATAATCTTTAATTCCTGGAAGTTTTGCTTGTCCTGTAATTGAATATGCTTTACTAAATTTATTTAAAACTGATTCTTCATCTTTATCCTTAGTATTATTTTCTTTCCCATTTTTTTCTTCTTCTTTTTCTTTTTCAGTTTTCAAATCATCTATATTTATTCCTAATTTATCTAACTCTATTTGTGTCCCTAATAATTTCTCAAACTTTTTTGAGGATTTTTCCATTAATATTTTTAATTTTTTTATAACTTTTGAATCGGTTGAAATTTCTATTTTTTGCCTTTTTTTAGGAGGTAACTGACTCAATACATCTTTTTTTAATCTCCTTATCATTAATTTATTCAAAATGGAATTTAGTTCTCTAGTATTTGCTGCTCCACTCCAATCAACAAGGCCAAATCCCAGTAATTTTGGCTCACAGTATCTTGAGCCAAATTCCTTGAACCCCTTGAATTTATCAGGCCTCAAAATATGTAATAAAGGATATATTTCCATAGGCTTTGCTAAAATTGGTGTCCCTGTTAACAAAACAACTCTTTTTGCTCTTTGTAATACGGGGGTTAAACTCATTGTTCTTTTTGCTGTTCTTGATTTGAGATAATGAGCTTCATCTGCTATAATATATTGAAAATTTTTTTTTATTATTTTTTCAATCATTCTTACTGAAAGGTCATATGAAACAATGTAATATTTAATATTTTCCTTAAATTCATTTTTTGAATGCTTTATAACTTGAATTTCATTTTCTTCTATTATTTCTTTTAACCATTGGGCTATTTCATCTCTCCATGCAAATTTCAAGGAGGAAGGACATATGATTAAGACTGGCCAATCTTTCTGATATAAACAAGATAGACTTATTGCTTGAACTGTTTTCCCAACTCCCATCTCATCTGCAATTAATAGGCGTGAGAATTTTTTAATTCCAAAAATAATACCTTGCTTCTGAAAACGATATAAAGATTTATATAAATTTTTTGGTAAATCACTTAATTTTGGTGAACTTTGACAGTCTTCTTTATAATCTATAGTATATACGACTTTTTTAGATTTTGTATCATTTCCAGGTTGATTCAAAAATTTAATTTGTTCCATTTTGTCTTTTTCAAATATAATATCAATTGTGTTTGGAGGTATTGGGTTTAAATTAAATTGTGCCAAATTCATTAAAGTTTTATATAAATTTGTATAATTTTGAAAAGGTATAACCCATTCTTTAAATTCTGAATCATAAATCATTTGATGTTCCCGAAATATACAAATAATATTTGGCTCAGGGAAAAAATTTAATTTAGCAGTAACTGTTTTTTCATCTATTAATTGAAAGGTTATTGATTTTTCTAGAGGTTTATTGAACATTTTTGAAAATTTTTTACGAAAATAATTTGAATTTTTAGATTTAGTCTGAGAAGATTTCATATTAGCGCTCACAGATTGACGACCGGATTTAGTCTTAGCTTTGACTGATTCTGCAGCTTTTAAAATTTGTTTTGAGTCATTATATTGAATATAAGCCGTTCCAGAACGACTGTTTTGCCATTGCAAAAATGATTTATACCCTGCATTATTCATTGAATTAATTTAATGAAAATTTTTACTTGATTTGATTTTATTTTGATTTATTTTTGAATTAATTATATAAGAAAAACATTTTTAATAAATTTAAAATTTTAAATTCAATTAATTATTATTTACAATTTATTATATAAATTATTTTTAAGAGATTTCATTATTTGTGGGGATTGGGGATTGGGGATTGGGGATTGGGGATTGGGGATTGGGGATTGGGCCCAATCCCC